GACGTCGCCGCCGGGGGCGGGCAATAAACCCCCCGCCCCCGGTCATCCGCAGAGGCAATCAACCCCCTCAAGGAGGGCACCATGTCCGCAGCAGGAGCCGGTCTCGGCCGGGTCTTCAACGTCATCGCGGCGGCGTCCGGGGTTCACATCCCGCTCACGCGTGCCGAGGCCGTCTCGTTCGTCACCTACGAGGACGACGGCTCGACGATCGCCACCATCAAGGAGTCCATCTCCGGAGCCTCCGAGCAGGCGCTGGACTGCAACGTCTACCCGCACAAGGCCCCTGGCGTCGGTGGCACCTGGACGGCGATGGCCGAGCAGGACGACACCCTCGACCTCGGTGTGTCGGGCGACGACGCGACCAACGACTCCATGGTCTTCACCGTGCGCGGTGACCAGCTCTCGGCGGGCTTCAACTGCGTCGAGGTCACCGTCGACGGCGGTATCTGCATGGCCTTCGTCCACGACCTCAACGTCCAGCGGAAGCCGTCCAACCTCGCCAGCAACATCGTTGCCTGATAGGAGCCCGATGTGACCACCATGATCCAGGGCTCCCAGCTCCGGCAGATCGCTCTCGGCCAGGGACCCGTCTCCAAGGCTTCGGGCGCCATCTCCGGCGACCCGACCATCACCTGCTTCACCGTGGCGGGAGGCGATGTCCTCATCACCTCCCTGTGGCTGAAGGTCACCACGACCATCGCGGCGGCCGGTGGCACGCTCGCCGTTCAGGGCAACCCCACCACCGGCGACACCCAGGTCATCGTCACGGCGACCGACCTGGGTACGACCGACACTGCGGCCGGTTCGGTCGTCGGCCTCGACCGTGGCACCACGGCGGCGTCGAAGTTCCTGCGCGGCGGCCGTACCGATCTGAACGCGGTCGTCACCACGGGCACCGTCGAACTCGTCGGCGCCTCTTCGGTGGACGGCGCGGTCACGATCTACGTCACGTGGATCCCGCTGACCGATGGCGCGACCCTCGTCGCGGCGTAAGGAGCCGTCATGTTGTGGGAGTGCCTGGAGTGTTCCACGCGATACGCCTGGGACCTCCAGGCATGCCCAGGCTGCGGATCCGACCACCGCGAGGAGAGCGGAATGCCGAAGATCACTGTCGCCAACGGGGCGACGCACGCACCCGTGGAGAAGGAGAAGGAGGAGCCTGAATGGCCTGGGAATCCCTCCTCAGCATCTACGAAGAAGCCGTCCAGTACGCCCGAGACGAGCGAGACCACGCGCCCGAAGCCTGCCCGTTCGACGGGGAGCCGCTCCAAGAAGGCCCGCGAGGCGTCCTCTTCTGCAAGCTCGGTGACTACCGATGGCCCCGAGACGGACGCGTTCTCTGACTGACGTCGGTGGGCGCTAGCAGATGGACGCTAGCGCCCGTACACTTGACGCGAGCACGACAACTTCACACTTCCCACTCCCTACGTCTCATTCGGGGCGTACGGCCAAGAAAGCAAGGGCACAGGATGGGCGTCTGGTACTGCACCAGGGACGACGTCAAGTCAGCCCTGGACTCAAAGGAGAGCGCGCGTAACCACGCGCAGATCGACCGCGCGATCGAGGCTGCCTCTCGCGCCGTTGAGGGCTACCTCCACCGCACCTTCGCGCCCGTCCTGGCCACCCGGTACTTCGACTGGCCCAACCAGCAGTACGCCCGCGCCTGGCGCCTGTGGCTGGACGAGAACGAGCTGATCTCCGCGACAACGTTGTCATCCGGGGGCACCACGATCTCGGCGTCCGACTACTTCCTGGAGCCGGTGAACTCCGGCCCGCCGTACGACCGCATCGAGATGGACCTCGACTCCTCGGCCGCCTTCGCCAGCGGAGGCACCCACCAGCGGGCCGTCGCCGTGACCGGCCTGTGGGGCTACACGGCCGACGAGACGGCCGCAGGGCTCACCGCCGAGACTCTGGACAGCTCCGAGACGGGCGTGGACGTAGACGGCCCCACAGCGGCTCTCGTAGGCGTCGGCAGCGTCCTGAAGGTGGACTCGGAGCGCATGCTGGTCACCGAGCGCTCGACGCTCACCACCGGCCAGACACTCCAGTCCGACATGACCGCCGTCGAGAACAGCGTCACCGTCGCGGTCACCACCGGCTCCTCCTTCGCGGTCGGCGAGGTCATCCTGCTCGACAGCGAGCGCATGAAGATCGTCGACATCGCGGGCAACAACCTGACCGTGATCCGGGCCTGGGACGGCAGCGTGCTCGCCACGCACTCCGGGTCGACCATCTACGGCTACCGCACCCTCACCGTCACACGGGGCGCCCTGGGCACCACGGCCGCCGCGCACAACTCCGGGGCCACGGTGTACCGGTGGGACGTGCCGGGCCCGGTGCGCGAGCTGGCCATGGCGGAGGCGATGAACGACCTCCTCCAGGCGCGCTCCGGATACGCCCGTACGGCTGGCTCCGGGGACAACGAGGCCGAGGCGAAGGTTCTGGGCCTGGAGTCCTTGCGGCTGTCCGTACGGCGCTCTCACGGCCGCAAGGCCAGGACGGGGGCGGTGTGATGGCCGAGTCCTACAAGGCCAGCGGTCCCCTCTTCGACGGGGGCGCTAAGCGGGCGATGGCCAACTACGCCGAGGAGCTGGACGCCGAGCTGGCCGACGAAGGCCGCCGCCTCGTCGTCCACTACCTCGACCGGTTCCTGCGCCACCCCACGGGCTACTACGTCTCCAACGTCCGGGTCGAGCAGCGGGGCACCGCCCACCAGGTCACCGACTCCGGCGTGGTGTACGGGCCCTGGCTGGCGGGCGCGTCCTCGCGGAACCGGTCGACGCGGTTCAAGGGCTACCGGCACTGGAGGCTGGCCCAGCAGGATCTGGAGAAGCGGTCCGGAGCCATCGCCCAGCGCATCATGCCCCGCTACCTGCGGAGGGCGTCATGAGCCTTGCCGTCTCCGAGATCTACGCACAGGTCGTCAGCCACGCCAAGCGGCTCGGCATCTTCAACCAGGTGCTCACCCACGAGCCGAAGGCGGCGCCGGGCGACGGTCTGACGTGCTCGATCTGGCTGGCGTCACTGAACCCCATCGCCGAGGTCTCGGGACTCGCGGCGACGTCGCTGCGGCTGGAGCTGTCCATCCGGATCTACGAGAACTTCAAGTCTCAGCCCGAGGACGAGATCGACAAGAGGCTGCTCGACGCCACCAGCAAGCTCATGGAGGCGTACACGGGCGACTTCCAGCTCGGCGGCACGGTCATGGACGTCGACCTGCTGGGGGCTCACGGTGACCCGCTGGGGGCGGAGGGCGGCTATCTCAGCCAGGACAGCTCTCTGTTCCGTGTGGTTGTCATGACCCTGCCGATCATCATCTCCGACGTCTACACACAGACCGCCTGAAAGGAGTGTGAATCATGGCGAAGTCCAACGGCCTGGCATCGGAACTCTTCATCGGCGGTTACCAGCTGTCGGGAGACATCCAGTCAGTCGACAACATCTCGTCACCGGTGGCGACGCTCGACGTCACGGGGATCAACAAGTCGGCGTACGAGCGGATCCTCGGCCTGCGTGACGGCATGATCGATGTGACGACGTTCTTCAACACGTCCGCCGGTCAGGCCCACCCGGTGCTCTCCGTGCTTCCGGAGACGGACACGCACGTCATGTACTGCCACAAGAGCGTGATCGGAAACCCCGCCGCGTGCCTGGTGGCCAAGCAGCTCAACTACGACGGATCCCGCGCGGCAGACGCCGGGTTCACCTTCAAGGTGCAGGCCCAGGGCAACGCCTACGGCCTGGAGTGGTGCCAGCAGCTCACGGCGGGCCTGCGTACGGACACCGCCGCGACCAACGGCTCCAGCCTGGACACGGGGGCCTCGGCCAGCTTCGGCGGCCAGTTCTACCTCCAGTGCACTGACTTCGACGGCACGGACGTGACCGTGAAGATCCAGGACTCCGCCGACAACTCGAACTGGGCCGACGTCACCGGCGGCAGCTTCACCCAGATCACATCGGCCCCGACGTTCGAGCGGATCGCCCTGTCCAACACCGCGACCATTCGCCGGTACGTCCGTGCCGTGACGGTGACCTCGGGCGGAGTCACCTCCGTCTCCTTCGTGGTGGCCATGAACAAGAACGAGACGGCAGGGGTGGTGTTCTGATGATGCGTCAGCCCATCGGTCCGGCAGCGGCCTACCAGACGTACTCGATCAAGGCCCCGCTCTCGACGCACTTCCGCCCGGCCACCTGCGAGGAAGTGGACTGCCCGGACTACCGGTTCGGCTGGAAGGTCCACCTGGAGGGCATCCCCGAGAACCTCCGCCACACGGCTCTGAGCAGTGGCCGGAAGTACCGCATCGAGCAGGAGGCCGAGGGGCTGACCTGGCTGGTCTACGAAGCCGGTCAGAAGTGCTTCCAGAACTCCCGCCACCGCACTCGCGTCGAGCGCCCGGAGATGTACCTCGTCCGGGGCGGCGACCTGCGGGGCAACCCCACCGGCGCGAGCCGGATCCACACGCGCGCGGAGGACTGGCTCGAAGACCTCCACGAGCACACCGACAAGATCTCCGACGCCCTGAAGGAGGGCTGACCCATGGCAAAGATCTCCGGCAAGGGCTGGACCACGCTCACCGTGGACAACTCCGGCGGTTCCAGCAACACCGACATCCGCAATGACGTGACCGAGTTCGATTTCGCCACACCTCGGGGCGTTCAGGACATCACGGGCGTCGACAAGTCCGCGATCGAGCGTCTGCTTCTGCTGAGCGACTTCTCGATCAACCTCAAGGGCGTCTTCAACGCCTCGACGTCGCACGGGGTGTTCAAGACCGTCTCCTCCTCGGACGCGACCCGCACCGTGGCGCTGGGCATCGCCTCGCAGACGCTGTCCAACGAGTGTGTCTTCACCGACTACGCCCTGGCCCGCGCCGCGTCCGGCGAGTTCACGTGGTCGGCGCCCGGAGTGCTCGCCGACGGTGCGACGCCTACCTGGTCCTGACAGGTACCTGACAGATTCCCTGGAGGGAACCCATGCCGGACTTCATCCCGGATCGCAAGAAGTACACGCTCAACTTCGACGACAGCACTGACTACAAGGGCCTCGTCGTCGTCATGAACGCCCTGGCCCTGGGCGAGATCCTGACCGTCCAGGCCGCTCAGACGTCGAAGAACGTCGAGACCGTCGAGAAGATCTTCAGGATCTTCGCGCGCAACCTCGTCGAGTGGAACGTCTGCCGCCCCGACGGCACCCACGTCCCCGCGACCTACGAGGGCGTCCAGGAGCAGGACATGGACATGCTCGTCGACATCATGGGCGAGTGGATCCGGGCGACGAGCGAGGTCCCGGCCCCTTTGGACAAGCCCTCGACCTCTGGGCCGCAATCCCCGGAGGAGTTGATCAGCACGGTCTCCCTGTCACCAAGCCTGGCGAGCTAGCCCACGCCGAGTTCGTGATCGGGCTGTGCGAGCGCTTCGGCTGCCTGCCCAGCCAGCTCTACCAGGAGGACGCCGAGCTGCTGCGGCTCCTGAACATCTACACCCGAGGCAACCCCAAGCGGGACGACAAGGAGGGAGGAGGGTTCGATGACCAATAACGTCCAGATCAACGTCACGGCGCAGGACAACACGGCACAGGGTCTCGGATCCGCCGAGCAGAGCGTCTCCTCCTTCGGCCAGAACATCGGCGGCATCCTCGCGGGAGCCGGTGCGGCGGCTGGCGCCCTGCTGGTCGCCGGGGTCACCAAGGCCCTCGACCAGGGCAAGATCGTCGGCAAGCTGGGTGCCCAGCTCGGGGCGACCCCGGCCGAGGCCGAGAAGTACGGCAAGGTCGCGGGCCAGCTGTACGCCGACGGCATCACCACCGACGTCCAGGGCGCGGCCGACACGATCCAGAAGATCATGCAGGCAGGTCTGCTGCCGACGGACGCGACCGACGCGCAGCTGAAGGGCATGTCGACGAAGGTCGCCGACCTGGCGACCACCTTCGACGAGGATCTCGGCAGCGTCACCAACGCCGTCAGCCAGCTCATGCGCACGGGCCTGGCGAAGAACGCCGACGAGGCGTTCGACATCATCACCAAGG